CTGACCCAACTGACTCGTCAATAGGCTCCCAATTGTCGAAAGTCGGAAAACGCATCGAGCAGGAATAGCACGGATGGTGATTTGGCAGACAGTTCTGGTGCTTGCAAGTCTTGCACACCTTGTCCCATGCCGGAACGGGCGGTTTCATGAACTGCCCCAGCGCTTTGTAACAGTTTGGGCAGAAGTCGAGGTATCGTCCACTACTCTTCACCAAAAACAGCCGTGATGTTTCGTGGTCATCGTTATCGTAGTAGGCTCCGCAACGGTCACATTTAAATGCTTCCATCTTTCCTCCTTATCTCATAGTCTCAGGCGTTCTGCCGGTATCAAGTTTGCCACGGGAGCAGTAGTCATTCCGTTTGGTCGGCTCGTTTGCTCTCCGGCAGCAGATGCCCTGTGTCGGGTATTCGGGATGCCGCTGAAAGTAGATGCAATTCCTGCACCGTACGATGATGCCCCGGAATTTAGGATCTTTCTGGGCGGCGGTGATGCTCGTCATGTCGCGCTCCACGATGTATTCCATCAGGCATTGCCCTCCTTCATCCGGCTCGGCAGTCCCTCATCGCAAAAGCCTTCCGGATCTTTGTCCGTCCCAAACAGATTGCAATAGCACCCCTTTTCCTTGTACCATCGGCACTGTCGGCACTTGACCAACATCTTCTGCTTCAGCACGGTCGGCGGCTTGCCATCACCGTCCGTGTTGAACCCAAGCGTTGCGATTACTTCGATTTCTTTGTACATACTCTCCTCCCCTTATAAATCGAACGGAATCGGGAATCCCAAATCGTCTGCGTCAGAAACGTGCATGAACTCGGAATCATCCGTCGTGTGGTCATCGGTTATCGGGTTCGAAATGTACTCCACCGGCTTTTTCGCACTGCCGTCTTCCGTGTCCCACCCGTAGATGATGTTTTCGCTCGGATAGTTCTTCAACCGCTTTGTCTCGTTCTCATACCACAGCGGTACAAAAACATCCTGAGTGCCACCATCACGGTCTTTGGCAATTTCGATGACATTCGTGCCTTTGTAGGCATCGTTGTCTTCTGCCCAGCCGAACATGGCTTTGGTCAAGCGTTTGAAATCGTTGTTGTTGCGGTGGATGATGAAAGCGTTGTCAACCGCATTGCCAAGGTCGGCAGTACCGCTCAAATCATCCAGACGAAGGAATCCAAGCGCTTTGCGAGGATGCGCCACGAAAAGGATATGCACGTTGTATTTGATCGCTAGGTCATGGAGACTCCACACGAATTTGGTCTGCCCGTCCCATTTGCTGTCTGCCAAATCGGAAATATCGAAAGCCATCAAATTATCGAGAATCAAAATATCAAGAGACTTTTCTGAAATAACCTTTTCGAACTGCTCAAGTATTGCTTTGAAGTTGTTGCCGTAATTGTTGTTGTAAAGCCAAAAGCGGTCTCCAAGCCACTGCGCTATGCTTCTCTGGTACTGCTCCGGCACGTTGTAGTAACCTTCATATTTGCCCTGCTCCACCCGGCTCTTTCCGGCTGCTTGAAGCAGTAGCCACCGCAAGAAGTTCCGCTCGGAAAGTTCGCCGGAGAACACGCCCACGTTGTTGCCCTCTTGCACCGCCGACAGCACCAGACCAGACAGCCATGTTGATTTCGCCGCACCACGGAGTCCTGACAGCACCGACACAGCACCCTTCCGCAGTCCTCGGAGTTTTTTGTCAATCGTGGTAGTCCCGGTACGGATGAATGTTTCCTCCACCGCCGGAAGGTCTAGGATCTGCTCGGCACTGTAGAAAATCGGAGCATCACCCTGGACGATGTGTTTTGGCTCCATCTTCGGGCGGTCACGGTTGTAGGAGTGGTACATCCGCTGTTCCTGTTCCTGTGCCTTTTTCTCATAGGCACTCGGTTCAAACAGCACCCGGACATCACGCCAAGTCTTGTCGGCGCATGATGCGTGGAAACAGTGAAAGCCTATCGCCCCTCCTCTGCTGAGAAAAATCGCCGCATCCTTACCCGTGTGGCTTTCATCAAAAGGGCAGTGGTCAAGCACGTATTTTGTGCCATCTGAGTATGCCGTTTTGATGTAGTGCAAGCCGTATTTCGCCATCCACGCCTCAAGGTCAAATGACTGCGGATTGTAGTGATTGTAATACTGCGGTTTCTCCGGCTCTTTCGGAATCATGCCAGCGAGTTTGCCAAGGTAGTCAATCGGCGTTATCGGCATATCGGAATTGCTGATGATCCGTGCCATGCGGTATGGTCTGTCCGCTGAATTGCTCCCCTTTTGGGCAAGACTGCCGTACAACTTGCACACCCTGGCCGGATTGAAGTTTGAAGTATCCACCGCCACCACCTTGTTGCTGAACAGCATATCCAACGCCTGTAAGCACTGCTTAATCAGCTTCTTGTTGCTGTCATTGTTCTCAAGGTCAACTCGGTAAAGCAGATGCACACCGTTACCGGAGTAGGCCAAGATAGGCTTGCTGAATCCCAACCGCCCCATGAACGTGTAGATGCGGTTTCCGACATCCTTGGCTGCTTGCAACTCTTCTTCCGATGAGGATGTGCCTGACGGTCTGCGTGGGTCGATGTCCACCATCATCACACGGAATTTTGTCACATCGCCGTCAGCGGTGGTCGATTTCGGCCTCGCTACAAAATGGTCACGCTGTTCCCGGTCATAACACGCCGGATTCAGCTCGTTAAGCGTGGCGTAGACATTGCACCCACGGAGATCCATGCGGTGAAGCTCTCGGATGGCAGTCTCGGCATCCCGGAAGTAGCCGGAGTATGTTCGCTTGTCACTGGCGATGACGCGAATCTCAAACAGACCGCTTTCGTGCATCACCGCCAGTCCCTTGCGTAACTCTACATCATCCAGATATTGCATGACTGCCTCCCCTAGCGATCACCTCCCTCCCCGTAGAACGGCTCCAAGGCATCGCTTATGTCCATCATTTTGTCTACCAGTGCTTTGAATCCTTCGTGTACTTCGGAAATCGCCGGAATCGTCTGCTCAAGCGCCACGCGCTTTTTGTAGTAGGTCTTCTCCCGCTCGTTCATGGCGAAGAGCTTCAGAGAGAACACCGCACGCTCGGCTTCGTCCACCTTGTCCATCGCATATCTCACCGCATCCATCAGTTCGCCTCCCACAGGAGCGCCTGACCGCACCACCGGCAGTGGTTCGGCTTGCCATCGGCCTGGTCGATGGTATGACCGCACTGCGGACACATCGGGTAGTACATGGTGCGCTTTCTCGGTTTCATCGGCAACAGCCGTTTCATGGCTTCAAAAGCCATCTTGTTGGCTTCCAGAACTTCATCCACATCGGACGAGCCGTGCGTAAACACTTCAATGGCTCGGTCATAAGTCAGTGTCATTTTCAACCTCCGTAGTCTTCAAATTTTTCACACTTCCAGAAGATAAATGGATTGCACCATCGTTGCATCCGCTTGTACACTTTGTCGGCGTGTTCCTTGTCATAGATCATCGGGTACGGTTGGAAGTCTATTTCACGGCAGAGTTGAATACGGTAGAGGTCTTGCTCAAGAGTAGTATCAAAGTTTGTAAGTATGTAAACCGACACCTTGTGGTGATCTAGGCCGGTGAGTTCTGAGAACATCCGAAGTTTGGGTTCGATGATGTCCTTGTCTTGCCATCTGTCAAAAGCGAAGTGAATTCCGCTGACTCGGATTTGCTTTATTAGTTCGATGTTCTTCTCGTTCACCAACCTAATGTCCAAGCCTTGGTTAAAGTCCACAAGCGCCTTACTGTCAACAAGTTGCTGAAGCAAGTCCAGATGCTCACGGCAAGCGAGGATGTTCGGATCGCACAGCACGATTTTCTTCTGGCCGTCCCAAAACTCGGAAAGGTCGGCAACTTTCCTGCTACACCGCCCCTCTTTCGCCGCCACATGGCAGAAGCCACAGCCCCTTGGGCATCCCCTTGTCAGAAAGCCGTACGCAGTGTCCTTCGTCTCCTCTGGATACAGCGAGTAGTCCGGGTAGATATGCTCCACCTCATACGGCAGCCCCTTGTCCTTCGAACTGTCATACTGTTCCTTGCCGTCCACAAGGCTGATGCAGTAGCCGCTCCCACCTCTCTCGATTCTGTCAGCATAGATGGGGTACTCATAGTCCGGCGTGAAGGAAAACACCTTGCTCATGTACACGATATCGTACTTCT